GATTGGTCGATGGAAGGACCAGTGATCCAGGAAGGTAACGTTTCAGGGGATGCGACGACACGTCGGTCACTAAGCGTTTTGCGTGAGAGTTTCCAGTCGGGAGATTCAAAAACCGCAAGGTCGAAGACAGTTGTGCGAGAGAGTAACCAATCTGGGGACTCTCAGACCGCAAAGTCTAAGACAGTTGTGCGTGAGGCAAATCAATCGGGAGATGCCAAGACAGCAAAACAATCAGTAGTTAACCGAGAGGGAAATTACTCAGGGGATGCCCGGACAATCTTGATGTCCAAGGTTGAACACGAGCGTGCTATGGAAGCACGTAAGTGGGAGATTAAGGAAGATTCTGGAGACATGCAAGCTTGGAAAGATAAAACAGCGCAAGAGCTTATTTCTTACCGAGTCTTAACAAATCTGTTTAGAATTTCGCGCTTGCGAGACTCTACAGAGATGTTATTAGTTAACGGACTCTTTATCCGTGACCGAATCATGTTAACAGTTGATCATATCATTGATTGTTTCAAATCTGGTGATCTTGTACGTATTTCTAACATTGAAGGAGCTACGTATACCATTCCATATGACGACTGTCAGGTGGAAAAGATCACCAGTCTAGCAGGGGTGTGGAAGGACGCAGTACTTATTCAGTTTCCGAAACACGTCGGCTCGCGCAGTGATTTAGTAAAGCATTTTCAAACTAACGAAGATCTTAACTATGTGACAGGCACTCTTTGTGCTGTCACTCTCCGTATGTTGCAAAAGAATATCCACGCGATGATTATGGGAGGAACGAAGTTTGCGTCGCAAGACTTAATACTTCACATGGCAGATAAGGACGTGCACTACCGTGACGTTCTCCAATACAAGTTGGAAACAACTCATGGAGATTGCGGTGCACCACTTATCTTACAAGACTCTCATTGTCTTCGCAAAATTGCAGGAATTCATGTTGCTGGGTCCTCTGATGGGGCCCGAATGTACGGACAGTCAATTACGCGAGCGGACTTGGAACGAACACTGAGTAGGTTTTGCGGTGTCATCATTAGGGATGATGATACTATCTTTTCTCAGCATTGTGGAAGCGAAGTGATTCCAATGGAAACGCTTTGCAGTCAACAAGATGTGAGAAAAGTCCTGAAAACCCCCGCGCCTACCTTTGGACACATTGGTAGAGGCGAGATTCTTTTTACACCCTCAACAACGGACATTGCTCCTTCGGCTATCCAAGGAAAAGTGTCATCTGTCATCACAGCTCCGGCTGTGTTGTATAACCCTCAGGTAAACTTGTTGAATAAGAATCTCGAGAAATGTGCGATGAACACCCCGTACATTTCAAAACA